CGTTAGGATCCACCGGGACACCACGCAAGTTAATACGCTGCGTGAGTTCCCATATTCGTTGCTCGTCCACCGTAAGGGGGCGTAACAATTGGGTGATTCCCATCTCAGTTCTAACGTCCTGTTGGCAGTACTCAAATAACTGGGCCAGTAGTTCTGGATCATCATTAAATTCCCCTTTCTTATTGGGTTTACATAACTTCTGAATCAATCTGGCGCCGATGGCGTCTTTTTTATGTGCTGAATCCATAAACGTACCGGCCTCATCAAGAGACTGCGGTACGTTATTGGCCGCTGCTATGGCCATGGAATCGATGCACTGCTCGAGCTTTAGTGGCGGCCAGCCGTACTTAGGCACACAGACACAGTTCCAGATAGCGTACTCAAAAATAACATTCCAACCTTGGATTTTGCCACCGTTTTTGACGTGAGCCAACAAAAACATTAGGTCTTCGTTTGACGGATCAACTCGGGGTTTTGTAACAATAACAGAATCTGTTGTTAGGTTGCCGAACGCAATACACAACACTTCTGTTGTGGGGTCGTTGGCGTAGATGTCCAAGCCTACATCTGGCAAGTTGGCTCTACTGCGGGTCTCAAAGTCAATGCTGTAAATCATAGTGCTCCTAAGGCAAGCCGACGTATCGGCGGTTTACAACTGTTTTAAATCACTCACCTTAATATTATAGCATGTTGCTTTAACAATGAAGTTGGGATCATCTGGGTCAACCTGACCCTTGATTAAGTGTACCGCATCTTTGTAAAACTGATGCTTATCATACACGCCTAAATACCAGCCCTTTGTTAAATCATTTTTAACCCGTACAAAAGCGTAATAGTCGCATGCTTGTTCGGTGTTAAACGCAGCTACTGAGCAAGCATAATGGGGTTGTGGTACGTATCCAGTCTGTTTTGTTTTGACATCGACTTTGGTGCCATCATTTAAAATCAAATCGTAATCGTAAGTATTGTCGTTTTTACCGCCTAAGACTTGTTGAGCAATTTGCTCGCCAATAAAACCAACTAAATTACCTGCACCCCTACGGATACTGTTATTTAATCTGCCCATCGCAATGGATTTTTCTTGGGCTTTTGAAATCATAGCTGGCGTTACTTCAATTTCGATCATATTTTCTCTCGTTAAAAAAGGGGGCCGTACTGCGCCCCCAAGGACCAACCACCAAGTAAAACTTAAATTTTTTGTACTGCTATTTGATAGCCATCATGCACTACCTTAAACTGATCTTTAAAAACGTGACTAAACGCATCAATTGCCATTTTGGGTTTTTGCCAATCAGTAAATCCATCTGGGTTCCAATGGTAATCATCAAAGAGCATAATGCCGCCGCTCTTTAATAACGGCCATGCCATACAAGCATCGGTAAGAACCGCTGGTGCGGTGTGGTCGCCATCAATGTAAATAAAGTCAAATATCCAATCTTCAGAAATTAAATGCGACAAGGCTTGATAGGATGTATGTTTGAGAATCGTAAGTTGCTGATCTGGTTTCTTAGCCCTTGCAACATTAAAAGCAAATTGTTCATAAAGTTCTCTTAAATCCATATCTTTATGTTCCATGCTACCTTTAAATGGATCAACGCAAACCATAATGCCTCGTTCACTTAAACCGTTTTGCAAAAACCAGCAAGTACCACGACCTTCGAAGCAACCAATCTCAAGGAATGCTTGCTTCATTGGCAACATCGACATCAACTGCTCGATGTGTGGAATGTTGTATGTAAACCAATCTTGCGTGAAATTCATACGAAAATCCTATCTATTATTTGTTGCTTCTCGCCATTTGATAGACTTGACCAACTAGCAATCTCATCTCTTGTCCTCTGGCACCCACGACAGACATCCATGACGAGGGCGCAGATTCCAGTGCATGGACTCGCCACGTCCATGCCATGTTCCAATTGAGTAGATTGAGCGGAGGGCAAGCCCAAGGATCAGATCTCACACGCACCAGCAACACAAGCAAGCTGTTGAGCGCCTTCTACGTTATCTGTTTCTTCGATGAGAAGAGACCAATCAATCTTTGGCATCTTAGCTTTAAGTTCCTCATACTGTTCTGCTGTGCATTCTTCATAAGGCGCTTGTCGATAAGTTCCTCCATCATAGGGGAGGTAACTGACTCCGCTGATTTCATCGAAGTTTTCCCATGTCCATGCTCCGACACTTGGCCAGTCTTTTTCTTCGACTGAGATAGTGACTGAGGGCTTGTGCTCGCACCAGTGTCTTTGGTAAGTGAGCCAAAGTGCCAGATGGGAAATGGGGGTAACATCAGCTCTTGTAAGTCCGTCTGGAGCTTTTTTAGCGAAGCTAAATACTGTCGTTTGAGTGGGTTTGTATACGCAGTCCTCCGCAGGTACTCCTTGGGCGACCAAGAATTGTGTAAGAGGGTCCTTTTTATCTCCGCGTACTCGTCTAATGTAATATTTGGAATGTCTTGGATGAATTCCTGATGCGCTATCCACCAGTTGTGAAACTGTTCCGGAAGGCTTAACTGCTGTGATTGCAGTGCTTTCAGGTACTCCAAGTAATGCTGCCCATTCTTTATTAGTCTCTCTGGCGCAGATTCGTAAATCTTGTAAGAGCTCATTTAACTTGTCTCCTTGGGTTGTGAGAAGGGGATTATCATAGATTCCGGTGAGGGAGACACCCAAAAGCCGTTCCTCTTCAGTATTTCTCTGCCACACCTTGCGCAGATAGGGGAACTTTGTGAAGGTAGACTGGATGGTACCAAGGATAGTGGCGATGCGCACTTTGCGCAATAAAGTCTCTCTGGTGTCGTCATGGCGTACTACTGCCTCTGTTAAATTGCAAAATTGATAAGGTCGAAGAATGATTTCAGAGCACGGATTTGTTCCAAATTCGAAATTAGGATCACGGTGTCCGTATTTCTCCACGGTTTTTTTAGCGGCTTCACGATTAAATATTCCCCGTTCACCAGAGTGGGAGTTATATAGCGAGAGCCACTCTTCCATAAATTTCCCCACCGTAGGAGTCTCATTATAAACCGCACTGTTGTTGGCGAGTGCACGATGAGGTGCTGTTTCCCACCATGGGCCAGCTTTAGCATGTCGAATCCTTTCATCATCTAAGTCTGACAAGGATATCATAGCTGAGCGACGAACGCCACCCACTACAACTACCTCACCAATTTTGCACATCAGGTCGTGGCATTCTAAACTATTTAGCTTGCGACCTTGTGCGTTTTTAAATGTATTAACTACAAACTGAAACAAATCAACTAATGGTTCTGGCCCGGAAGCTCTTCCACCAAATGTTTTGAGTCGTGCTCCGGCAGGTCGTACTGAAGATACGTCCCACTGAGGAATTTCTCCTGCGTATAGGTGCGCGATGAGAAGACGCAATGACTTGGCCCATCCTTCCTTAGAGTCGTGGACACTAATCGTCCCCCCATATTCAAAGAGCTTTTCTGGCACTTCGGGCAATTTATTAATGTATTTACTTTCAACAGAGAAGCCGACGCCAGTTCCGCACAACAAGATAAACATAGCCTCGTCGAACGACTTAACATCATCGACAGGTAAATACGAACAGTTGTAAATGCATGTGTTATCACGATCGGCGCTCTTTCCTGCCGTCATCATGGCTCGCATGGAAGGCATTAAATCTAAGTTATGGATTGAATCAAAAATTTCTTTCTTTAATTCAGCATTGTCTTGAATTGCTGGGGTACGGCTAAAAATGTAATCTACAAATCGGTTTACTGTTTCTGCCCAAGTCTCTCTGCGGTGTTTGTCATCTATAAAACGGGCATATCTGCTCATTCCAATATATTCTTGGTAGCTGTCCATTTCGTTATATTTTTTATTACTCATTTACTATTCTCCACATTGTCATTGCATTTTTATTTTTATCACCGCCCATTAAAAAGGCAGTGTTCTGTGGGCCATATCCCATTTCTTTTAATGCTTTTACCATTGTTAAAACTTCATCTGAAAATTTTGATGGGTATTTCCAATTGGGGTTACTGTGATTATTGAACTTTGGTTTAAATTTTTCAATCTTGCTTAATTCTAAATTTAACGCCGCTTCTTTACTTAAATAGCTTGCTGTTATGCTTACAATATCTTGCATTGTATAACCTAACGCAAACAATTCATTTAATCTTTCTTGGTGATTTTTCTTTCTATTAGAACCTCGGCATAGCCAAGCTCTTTCGTAACTACCCATTCCAATGTATAAAATCTCACCGGTTTCTGGGTCTGTGTGTTGATACACATAATATTGATCCATATCTTCTTTTATTGTTATTAGGTTGATGAAAAAGGGAGGCCACCGTTTCGATGGACACTCCCCGATACTACGTACTACTGAAAGAAACTACTTATACTGCAAAATCTGTTGCTGCTGTTGCTGCCACGCCGCCTAAGCGATCGCCATCTTCTAGCTTCTGTACATTGTTCAAGCCAAAGCCAATGCCTTTAGCACCGGATACATCGTATGGGTACATATCAATAGATACGCGACCATAGCATCCGCTATACAATTCACTTGGATCTAAAATGGGATTTACTTCTGCGTCAACTACACCGGGCTTGCGGTCTAGGTTTGCGTAAGCATTAAAGAAATAGTGGCCTGCAAATTCAGACTCTTCTTTCTCTACGTCTCCATCACGTAAGCCACCTTTGAGGAGCTTAGGAACAGAACCGCCGAAGTAAGCTGCGTTAGATTGCTTGGCTTCTTCGAGTGCTTTATTAAAGCGTGCTACACCTTCTTTATCTGATTTTGGAATGAGTACCATCATCGAATACTTCATGGTGCCGTTTAATGTTTCAGCTGGTTCAAATACGTTAACAAAAGAAAAGCGAACCTTGTTGGTAACATGTTTAACGCGTACTGGTTTTGCAGCCATAATAATTAATCCTTATATCTTTTTAGACTGGACTTCAATCGGGGCCAGTCTGTCTACCCGTACACATATTAATGCAAAAACCAAAGCCTAATTATTTCACAATGTGAGAAACTAGGCGTCGTATAAAATTCCATGTTTGGCAAGCGCTTCTTTCATTGCCAGTGCTTTTACAAAGTCCGTTGCGTATTCTTTGTCTTCTAATAATTCTGGCTCTTCGCCAATCATATCAACCACTTCTTCGATTGAGTCTCTGAGTTGTTGTATGCCTTCGCGATAACCGCTGCCTGCTAATCCATCAAAATCTTTTAGAAATTTGTCAATTAACAAATCCGGAATATCAAATTCCGAACCATAACACTCTACCATCATAGCGGACTTTCTAATTATTATTTTGCCACCATTACTAATCCGACATTTCCCATGGCGTAGCCTAGGAACATAATGCCGGTACCTATACCACCTTTTCTAAATTGATCCATTGCGACAATAAAATACACCACGCCCATCGCGGCGATTAGCCATGTACTCATGCAAAGTCCTCCTTCGCATCTTCTTTGACTTTTACCAGTTTGGGTGAGCCTTCTGGCCGTAATACCAAGTCACCTAACCATGCGGTTACTTGGCCTTTAGGGCCGAGCTTTTCTAATGCGGCGATGGACTTGAGTTTGCGTGGCTCCCAGATTTGTTCTTCTGGCATACCTTTTTCTGTAAGAACTACAGCAGCTAACGCGTGATCGCTAATCTTGCGATGCGTTACTGTGGTTGAGAGTTTGAAGCCGGGCGGAATAACATCTTGCTCGACTGCGCGAGTAAGCGCAAACTCTTCAACATCATTTACCCACGTTTTGAGGTCTTGGGCTTTGGTGAGGACTTGGCTGAACTCTTCTTCGGTGAGGAGGGCCGGGGTTTTGAACTCGAGTTGCGCGAGTTGGGTGTTGTGGTCGCTACGGGCGCGGCACTGCGCTTTGGCTTTGCAGAATTGACACCATTCGCCCGGGAGGAACTCGCCTGCGCCGCTCCACGCTTTTTTGGCTTTTGGGGCGACGTAATATTTTCCCCATTCAAGGAGCTTGGCGATGGTCGTGCCATCGCTGCTGATAGAGTCGAGTCTTGGTTGGTGGATTGTTGTTTTAACTTCCTTGATCTCTGAAAATTTTTCTTTGAATTTGGCATAGGCCCCAAGAGCGTAGAGACGAAGCTGTGGGTTGTCGATTGCGGAAACGGCCACGCCTTTTCCGAACTTAAGATCAATAACGTGGATTGAATGTTTTGAAAGAATGACGACATCCGCTGTACCAAAGCCGTCCGGCACCCAATCAGAAAAGTCGACACGCTGTTCAAAAAGAGGCGTGTCCCCCTCACCAATTTGAGAACGAACGTACAGTACATAATTGTCCACGTTAGCTTCAAAATCGTCACGTTCGTCCGCAGTGTAGGTTTGATAGATTTCATGGGATTTGATTTTTTCATATTCCGCTTCATACTCATCCTGTTTAATTTGACCATAATAAAGCCTTAGACGCGTTTCGGCAAGCGAGTGAGCCAGTGTCCCTTCCGCAGAGAAATCGATGCCCCTAGAGCTTCTCTTAAGGTCAGGGAGCACGCTTTCAAGTCTGGCGCTTGGTGTACAAGACAGCCATCGTTTTGAGCTAGAAGCGCTTAATAGGGCATGTGCTGTCATTCAAATCCTTATAATCTATATAGTCGTATACATATTAATGCAAAAACCGAGCTATTTTAGTCAGTTTTTTTGTTATATTTTTGTAAATATTTAAGGGCGGATTTTAATTTATCTAAAGAATCCTCAAAAAAACCTATTCCGGGATTGCATTTTGTGCATAACAAGCCTCTAACTTTTTTAGTTATATGGCAATGATCTACATGAGCATCTGAAATTTCATTGAATTTCATTTTACATATTTCGCATTTATTATTTTGCTTTTTAAGCATATTTAATTTTTCAGACAAAGAAATTCCATAACTTTTTTGAAGTTTTTGATTTTTTCTTTTATTTAAATTTTTTAGATGGTGGTTTTTGCTGTATTCTTTAACGCAAAGTTTGCATTTACCCAATGGTTTTTTGTTATCTGATCTTATACTAAATTCAGATAGCGGCTTTTCGATGCCACATTTAATGCACTTCTTCATTGATACCCCTTAATGGTTTATTGGTGGACTAGCCAGTGATTAAGGCACTGGCAAGGGAGCTACCCTGTTCGCCCATTGATGATATTACTCTTTTAAAGACTTAATTAATTCTGCAATTTCTTTGTTGAAATCTACGGTAATTTCTTGCTTAACTTCTTGTTTTACTTCACGATTATCTTTATATGTTTCGCCGAATTGGCCTCGTACTGCAATTTCAACCATGCGAGTATTAAAGTTTTTGTTTTCTGCATTGGCAAGCATTAAGCGCTCCCAGTATGCTTGGCTATGAACTAATGCTAAATCAAGTGCTTCTGCAAATTCTGGATACTTTTTCTTATACGCTTCTGCAGTAGATTTAGAAATTCCTAGTTCAGCCCACATCATTTTTTGAGAAGCACCTTCCCTGCCCATATCAATCATGATTTGGCACATTTCTGGTCGGTACTTAGTAGGTTGTGGGGGAGGTGACTTTTTAGCTACCACATTTCCACCTTTTGAGTGCTGCTGCTTTTCGAGTTGGTTTACCGTTTTCGTCTTTCATTGGGCCGGGAACGCCAGACATACGAGCGCAAAATGATTTTTTACGTGGGCCACCCTCTGGTTGAGGAGCTTTTAAATGCGAGCCAGTTTCTCTGTTGTATTTTTCACGGCCTTTGGCTGTTAGTCCAGCACCCTTAGATGCTGGTAGCTTTTCACCACGACCAATAGCGAGAGATACTGATTTCTTCTTAGTTGCCATTATTTTTTACCACGTTTAACTTTGCCACCACGTTTGTATGTATCGCCCATAGGATTGGCGTTTTCAAACGGTTTGGTTTGTTCTCTGTCTTTTTGAATTACGCCTTGAGCTGCTTTTTTAACCGCTGTCAGTCGAGGATTGTTTGGTTGGCCCAAATCCCAATCACCTTCGTTGGCTTCTCTATATGCTTTACGAGCAGCTTCATCAGCTTTTTTACCTACAGGGGTTTCATCATCTAAAGCGGAATATTCTGGGCTATCTTGAGAAGCAACTTGTCTTCCGCCAGCATATTTTTTAACCTTACCACCTTTTTTATAGTGGTTTCCTTCGCAGGCCATTTTAGTATTTTGTTTAAAATCTTTCATTTTTTCTTCGCAGTTTTGGCGGATTCAATAAATGCTTGCTTAGTAGGAGCGCCTTTAGTGCCAACCTTTCTCATTTTTTCGCCTGAGCCTTCTGCTATGCGTTCTCTCTTTTTTTGGATGTTGGCATATAAGCCGGGTTTGGTTGCCA